GAAGAGTTAGAAGGTAAAGCGGTAGAATATATCGAAAAATCTGCTAACGCTGCTGTCGAAGAGGAAGTAGAAGAAGAGGTAGTGGAAGAAGTATTTAAAGCTGCTGACCATGCTTCTACAGTCGTTGATATCGCTATCGCTAGTGGCTTTGACCCGGGAACAAACAATCGCGTATTCCAAGCGGTAAACCGTGTTAAAGAAGGACGCGAAACAGCAGAAGATATCGACATCTTCAAAAAAGTTTTAGGTAAGTAATCCATCTTCGAAAAAAATAAGTAAGAAGTGTTATATTATACTCGTAGGCTCTAAAAATATGAAAAGGTAGCTTCCCTCCTCCTAAGTTACCTTTTCCATTTGTGGTATAATAGAGTTAAGGGGAGATAAATTACGTTATCAATAAAATATATAAAATACATATACTAGAAAGGAAGAATTTATAAATGACAGAATTACAAAAAGAACAGAAAGTCGAAGCTCGTAAGCTCCCTGCTGGTGCAGAAGCAGAGTTAAAAGAACTAGTTTCGAAGTCATTTACAACTGGTACTGGTATTACTCCAGATACACAGCAAGACGCAGCAGCTTTACGTCGCGAACTTTTAGACGACCAAGTAAAAATGCTTGCATTCACAAATGGAGATTTCACTATTTATCCGTTGATTAACAAACAACAAGTTAACTCAACAGTAGCTAAATACGCAGTCTTCAATCAACATGGTCGTACTGGTCACTCTCGTTTCGTTCGTGAGGTAGGGGTAGCATCTATCAATGACCCTAACATCCGTCAAAAGACAGTACAAATGAAGTTCTTATCTGATACTAAGCAACAATCACTTGCTGCTGGTTTAGTTAACAACATCGCTGACCCAATGACAATCTTGACAGAGGATGCAATTTCTGTTATCGCTAAATCTATCGAGTGGGCAATCTTTTACGGAGATGCAGCATTAGCAGCAGAAGCAGATAATCAAGCTGGTATCGAGTTCGATGGTTTAACTAAACTTATCGATGAAGCTACTAACGTTATCGACTTAGCTGGGGAACGTTTAGATGAGGCTACTTTAAACAAAGCGGCTGTAATCGTAGGTAAAGGTTATGGACGAGCTACTGATGCATTTATGCCAATCGGTGTACAAGCTGACTTCACTAACAACCTATTAGACCGTCAACGTGTTATCCAACCGTCACAAGCTGGTGGATTCTCAACTGGTTTCTCTATCAACCAATTCTTATCTACTCGTGGTGCAATTAACTTACATGGTTCTACAATCATGGAAAATGATAACATCCTAGTTGACCGTATCCCAGAGCCAAACGCACCTCAAGCTCCTGCATCTGTAGTTGCTACAGTTAAAACAGCAGACAAAGGTAAGTTCCGTCCGGTTAAGGATGTCAAAACACATTCTTACAAAGTTGTAGTACACTCTGACGATGCAGAATCATTAGCATCAGACGCAGTAACAGCAGTAGTAGCTAACCCTACTGACTCTGTATCAATCGCAGTTAAGCTTCAATCTTTATACCAAGCTAAACCGCAATTCATCTCTGTATACCGTCAAGGTAACGAGACAGGGCATTACTTCTTAGTTGCTCGTGTACCACTTGCTAAAGCTGACGAAAATGGTGTAATCACATTCGTTGACCGTAACCAAGTAATCCCTGAGACAACTGATGTATTCATCGGTGAATTAACTCCACAAGTAATTAGTTTACTAGAGTTACTTCCTATGATGAAGTTACCATTAGCTCAAATGAATGCTACTACAACATTCACAGTGTTATGGTACGGCGCATTAGCATTATACGCTCCTAAGAAATGGGTTCGTATCAAGAACGTTCAGTACATCCCAGCTCTAGCAGCAGATGTTACTTACCGTCCTTAATTAATACATACCAAAACTAGTTAGGGTTTTAATAGATAGACGTACCTACCTCTTAATTGAGGAGGTACGATTTATAAAAACTACCATACCCTAACCTGATAATATCATAGTGTTCGTACTTTGACAACTAAATAAAAAAACTGAATAGGAGCAGACAAAAAATCTGCTCCTTTTTATTTCAAAAAATACGATATAAAGGAGATTTATTATGTTAGTAAATGAACAATTAGCAGGAAAGACAGTAGCATCAGCCTTTGGAGACATTACCTTCAATGAGAAAGGTGAAGCTGTAGAAATTAAACCAGAAGTAGAAAAGGCTTTAGCGCACGTTCAAGGATTCACTCTAGTAGAAGAGAAGCCGGAACCAAAGAAAGAGGCTCCAGCTAAGAAAGCCGCACCTAAAAAAGCTGCACCTAAAGCAGATAAAGAAGAAAAATAATAGGGAGTAGGGTTGTGTATGTTCACAAATGAAGAAAGAGGATATCAGTATCAGCATAATAACGAGAAGTTAATCTCTCTAGAAGATATTGAAAAACTCCGACTAGAAGACTATGGATTAACCGTAGATGCCGTTAAGATGAATCACTTCGGTATTGTTGTTACTGACCCTAGAACTGGTGCATACATGCCGGATGAGTTCTATCAATCTAAAATAGAACAGGCTGTAGCGCAAGCAGAGAAGAAGTTAGACATCGTAATTCTCCCTCGATATAACTCTGAACACCACGATTACTACCGTAATGACTTTGAAAGCTTCATGTTCCTTCGCACACATCAGCGACCAATCATGCAAGCAGAGAAGGTTACATTAGAGTATGGTGGAGGAACTGTTTTTAACTACCCTACGAAGTGGTGGAAGGTTTATAAGCTAGAGGGTCATTTAGAGATGCTACCGACTCTAATGCTGTCAGAGCAGGGTCAGAACATGAATTTAGCGCAAGCATACTCCGGTTACCCTATGATTGCAGGTATTCCACATTTAGTTGGTAATAACTACGCTCCACAGATGTTCCATGTAGAGTATGTAGCTGGTATGTTACCACCAAAACGAAGAGGTGTATCGCAACCGTGGGAAATGCATCCTGACTTATGGACACTCATTATCAAGATTGCTTTAAAAGAAGTATTCCAACAATGGGGTCGCTTAATCGTAGGTGCAGGTATCGCGTCTATGGACATCAGTATCGATGGAATTTCACAACACATTGATACAACTCAATCTGCTATGTATGGTGGAGCATCAGCCGATATCATGCAGCTAGATAGAGATATTCAAGAATTAGTAGATGGATTGAAATCTTACTACGGAGTTAACTTAGGAATTATTTAAGAGAGGAGGTAGAGTATGGCGGATAAACCGTATATGTTGCAAGCTACCGCACAGGCTACACACAGAATAGCTGACTTAGATAGCCATATTGACAACTTTGCTCAACGTGTGATATGGGAGAAATCTTATTTATGTCCTTGCCGGGATAGAGCAACAAGACAACCACAACAGAGTTGTAAAATTTGTCATGGTAGAGGGATTGCCTACCTACCTGCTAGAGAAATAGGTATGATGATTCAATCCCAAGAGAAAGGTGTATTCAACGGGGACTTAGGATTAATCGATACTGGTTCCGCAATAGGTACACCAGAAAGAAAAACAAGAATCGCATTCCGTGATAGAATCACAGTCCCTAAAGCTGTTATATCACAGTCATTCATTTTTGACGCTTCACCTAATCGTATAAAGCATGGATTCTTCATGGTCTATGATGTGAAGAAAATCGAGTTCGTTACATCTATGAAAGGTGAACTATTAGAGGGACAAGATTACACGGTTGATTACAACAAGAATCTATTCTTCCCTAAAGAGCATCTAGACGGATACAACATATCGATTAATATCGACACTACATTGCGATATCTAGTAGCTGACCTATTGAAAGAACATCGATATGTACGAGATATGGATTACTCACAACACAATGCAGTTCAAAAGCTGTTACTAAAGCGTGAGGATATTTTCATCGAGAAAGAAGCATTCGAAGTTGGCGTTAATAATAAGGAAGTAGATACTATCATCGATGCGAAGCGTAAACCTAGCACAGATGGATTAAACGGGTTCTTCAAAGGGATTGGTTAAGAATGGTTAGGAAGAACAATAGAAGACCTAGAATTTTCCAGAGTCAGTCACAGATGAAAAAAGCTCTTACCAATCTGGGAAATAATTTAAGTAATCAGGTTCTCGATGAAACCGCACAAGCTATCGCTAAGAGTAAACCGCAAGGTATGGAAGTTAAAAGAAAGCCTAAGTACCTGCAAGTAACAGAAAAACGATTGGATTCTATGGGTGTCATCGACCTTAAGCCTTACTTCGCGCAAAGCAGCAAGCGTAAAACAAGTAAGAATGGCGGATGGTACCTTACAGTTCCAATCAGAAGGAAAGCAAGAGGTATGTCACGTAGGATGTACGAACAACTACGGGCTATCGATATCCAACCGAACACGCGTAAAACTGTTATATCTGACTACTTGTACGATAAGCGAGAATCATCTGATGCAGGTATGTTAAATTACACTCCTACTTCTAACAACATCACGAAGATTAAAGTGGGAAATAATCGACATGACTATGTAGCATTTCGTACCGTATCAGATAAATCACCTGCTAGTAGCTGGATTGTGAACAGAGGTAAGGTAACCGTTAACAACACTTCTAAAACCTTCGTATCGAACGTTAACAGGCTTATGAAGTGGAATATGAAGAACGGTGTTTAGAGTTTAGAAAGGAGGATAAAATTTGTTATCTAGTATTGATACATACCTATATACCCAGATAGAAAGTACTCTGGGGAATTTGTTGACGAACCGCTATATTATAGATGAACTATTAAAAGAGGTTCAACCAACCGTAAGAGAAGCGTTTATCAAGGCTTATGTATATGACGAAAAACGTAACCCGGCTCCCCCGGAAATACCTATTGTATACACAATGCCGCAGGATAAACAAATGCTTCGAGGAGCCATTTATATCGGACTTAGAGAGGGAGAAGAATCCCACACTAGTATCGGTAACCAAGAAAGTACATATAGCGCTCCATCAAGAGGGTTATTATCCGAACAATCCACAATCACAGTAGACCAAACGAACGGAAAAATGTATTTAGAGGTTAGTAAGCCTATCGCAGATGTTGATAGCGTAACGGGTATTACATTCTCCAGTGGTGAACTTGAGTATGTGGGAAATAGAATGTACTTCGATTACAACCCGGTGTTTGAAAATTTAGAACCTTTCACTGTGTGGTATGAAGCAGAATCAGAAAATCCGAACCGTAAAGACGAGTTTGGTATCCGCTCTGGTTTCACTACAACAGAATATTATTCAGTTCTAGTACTCTCTACCAACATGAATACAGTAAGGTGCCTAGATTTATTGCTTAAAGCAGTACTCATCTACATGAGAAGTACAGCAGAAGAGCATACGAACAACCTGTTACAAGGTGTAAAGTTCGGTCAAATAGACGAAATCAAAACAGGTGACGGTGCTGATGGCTCTTCTCCAGAAATCCTATACGGACGAGAAACCATTATCAAGTACGTTACATCTTACAGTTTAGACGTTCCGATTGAAAATAAGATTAAGGAACTTTTAATAAATAGTAAATTCAATTAATAGATTGGAGGTTTCATAGTGGAAAAGGAAGCTAAAGAAGTAAAGAAGACGAAAGTAGAACCGCTTAAACCCTACGTCCACATTGATACATTCATCCAAACTGCGAAACACTTATACCGTTTAAGTGACACTCAATTGGCTGGATTCAAAGCATTAATGAATGGACAACACTATCAAAGAGATGAATTAATTTTCTTAGAAAAACTTAAGCAACACTTTAATTTAAAATAATCATACATAGGAAAGGAAGATTACATATATGGCAGTTTCATATGGTTTCAATAGAAAACGTCCACGTACAGAAGTATTCTTGGACTCAACAGCTTTAGGTTCTGCTAACGCTCAAAGCGAAAAACCAATTATCATTCTTGGTTCAGCTTTAGATGGTAAACCTAACGAACCAGTAGAATTAACAAACTTAGCACAAGCTCGTACCGCATTCCGTGGTGGTGAGTTAGTAGATGCTATCGAGATGGCTTGGAACCCGGCATTAAGTCTTAACGGCGCAGGTAAAATTTATGCTGTACGTACTGACGATGCAAAACAAGCTACACTAACAAATCTTGGATTAAAATTTACATCTAACGTATATGGCGCAGATGCAAACAACATTCAAATCGCGTTATCAGACAACGCTTTAACAGGTTCTAAACGATTCACTGTTTACTTCACAAAAGAGAGTTACGAAAAAACATACGATAACATCGGTAACATCTTCGACCTTACATACAAAGGCGCACAAAAAGCTAGTGTTGAGGTAAAAGTAAACGCTGCTACTAAACTAGCAGAGAAGTTAATCTTAAAGGTTGGTGCGGATACAGCTTCATTAGCAGAAGTTAAATCTTACGAGTTAGGTACAGGAGTCTTTGAGGACGTTAATACGCTTATCAATGACATTAATAACTTACCAGACTTTAAAGCTGCTATGAACGGTCTAGGAGGCTATAAGAACGTTAAAACGCAATACTTTGACGTGATGGCGGCTAAAGACTTAGTAAAAGATACACCAGCACCAATCAAAGCGATTGCGGCTGACTTAGCTAACGTATTAGCTGCTGACCGTTACGTAAGTGTTGAAGTAGATTTCGTTAAAGGCGCTCCAGCTTCAATCCCAGTAACTAGTTTAGCTGGAGGTTCAACAGGTGCTTCTCCTACTTCTTGGGCTGACTTATTCCTTAAAGTAGCGGACGTTGGTGGTTATTACATCGTACCATTAACAGCAAGCGAATCTATCCATGCAGAGCTTTCTCACTTCTTACGCACAGAATCTAACTCTGGTAACCAGTTACGCGGATTCGTTGGCGGCGGCTTAGATGAAACATTCGAAAGCCTTAAAGCACGTCAAGCAAACATCCGTAACGCTCGTGTTGCCCTTGTAGGTGACGATGTAGTTCGTCGTATGGCGGATGGTCGAGTATACAAAGCTCCGGGTTACATGTACGCAGCACAAGTAGCAGGTTTAGCAAGTGGACTACCTGTAGGTGAACCGATTACTTACAAAAAAATGAACATCGAGTCATTAGGTAAGAAATACATCGGTGAGCAATTAGACCAATTAGATGCATCAGGGGTAGTAATGTCCGAGTTCGTTCGTAACCGTAAAGGTTCAACTTACCGTATCGTTTCTGACCCGACTACATACAACCGTATTGATGAGCCTGTACAAAACCGTATCTCTTTAGGAGAGGTTTCTGACTTCTTAACTACAGAGTTACGTACAGTACTTGATGAAGAATTTATCGGGACTCGTATCCGTAACACTTCTGCATCTATCATCAAGAACCGTATCGAGTCATTCTTAGATGTTCAAAAGAACGTAGACGGTTTAATCGTTAACTACAGCCCAGAAGACATCCAAGTAGTTATCAACGGTAACACAGCAATCATCAACATCGCTGTACAACCAACACAAGGATTAGACTACAT